AAATGATATCATCATCTAGCGTTAATTTAGTTAAAACCGCAACGCCAGATATTATTCTTTTTGATGACCAATCATTATCAACAGAGTCAATGGCTGACCTAATATTTGAAAATATTGGTGGTCAAGAGTTAATTAATATATCAAGAAGTGATACTATAAATGGTCAAGAAATATCTTATCAACCAATTAAAAATGTTAAACTATTACAACAATCCTATAATCCAAATAATATTCTTGGAATACAAAAAACCTCAGATAAATATTTTGCTGGTTTTCCAATTTTATTTGATCAAAAATTTCCTAATGAAGGTAGTGGTTTAAATGGACAAAACATTTATGTAGATGAGTCTGGCAATTTGGTTATAGAGGCTATTGGTTTAAATAATGATGAGCAAATAGAGGTGCAATTGAGCACAAGTGGTACAATATATATAGTCCAACTTGATGGGAATGAATCTTGATAACCGAAGACGGAAAAGGAATTATTGGCAAATACCTGCTTGGTCAGGCTCCAGCCTATGCCTCATACCTTGCTGTTGGTTGCGGTCCGACTCCACTAGAAACTGGCGACGTTGAAGGAAATTTTTCTCAGAAAAAAAATTTAGATTTTGAAATGTTTAGAGTCCCTATTTCATCTAGAGGGTTTGTAAACGAAAACGGTATTAATAAAATAGTGCTTACAGCAGAATTACCAACAGAAGAAAGATATGAAATATCAGAGGTGGGACTATACTCAGCAGGATCTAACCCATCTGCTGGAGTTTATGATAGTAAAACTATCTTTGCATTTACATCAACAGAAAATTGGCAATACAGCACAGCAGTTTCTACAACAGCAATTGATTCTTTTTCTTCTCCATTAGATGATCCAGAAGATGATAATATTATTGCAGTTGCAGATCCAGTGTTTCAAACAAATGCAGATAACTCTATATTTTTTAAAACATCTCGTGCTTCAAGATATGAGCGTTGTAGGTTTTTAAATAATATTATTTGTATTCAAGGAGACACTTCAGAACTTACTTTAAGTGAAGAGAGTGGTCCAACTCTTGATCATTTTGTAATTGAAAATGGATCTAACCACATAAGATTAACTGGAGCAAGTATTGATTTATCTAGAAACTCACCAACAGATCAATTAAGATTAGCCTTTTCTTTAATAAATAAAAATGGTAGTTCAGGATTAATTCCAGAAACAGTTAGAGTTCTTGTTGAGTTTGCATCTACCGATGGAAGTGAGTATGCTCGTTTTGAAGCAGAGATAAACCATGGAACGTCTGGGGCTTTAGATAACATTGAAGACTTTGGAACTAATAGATATTTTGTAGTTTCAAAAGAATTACAAGACCTGTACTCAACATCAAACTTTAGTTGGGATGCAGTTACTATTGTTAAAATTTATGCATGCGTACTTTCTGAAGATAGCGGACCAAACCCAACACCATCATCAAATTATTACGTTGCCCTAGATGCTCTTAGATTAGAAAACATTGCTACAGTTAATCCGCTATATGGTTTAACTGGATATTCAATTGTTAAAAATGATAATGCAGAAACAGTTATAAAGTCTCCTAATACTAGTAATTATGTAGAATTTAGATTTTCAATAGGAGTTTCATAATGGCTGATGTTGGAATTAAAAAATTAATTATTCCTAAAAATCAACTACCACCAGTTAATGATGATAATGAATATGTTTTAAGATATAGGATTATCTCTGATGACAAAAATAGATCATCTCACTATTCACCAATCTTTTCAGTACCAGCCCTAGAAATAGAGTCAGTTAGCGGAACTTTATTTAAAAATGGAACAAGTTCTACTGCAATCTGGGGTGATGAAAATAATAGACCTAGATATGATATTTTTGTAAAATTTGACGGAGGTAGTTATTTTTATCACGGCACATCACCAATACACACGTATGGATTTCTTAATACTGGAACAACAAATGTTAGAGTTGCCGTACAGGTTGAGGGAATTAACAAGGAAAGAAATGCTGGATTAACTATATTTGAATCAAGCATAGTTTCTTTGGTATAATTAAATAGGAGGAATACATGGCAAGAATACCTTTACCAGAACGTGGGCAACCACTAGATGTTACTTATATCTATGACCTGGCTCAAACAATCAATGACCTATCTACAGAGGTATCTTCTGCAGCATATAATTTTACTAGTATTGATAATGGTCCGTCAGTTAAAGAAACAACAAAAACATCTAATGCCAGAATAGTTGGCGGGTATGTAGAAGTTTTAACTAACAGCACAGTTAGCGCTGGTAACGAAAGAGGGTTTAGTTATTCCTTCCAAAATGATTTTAAATTCCCACCTATTGTTACAGCAACAGCAAGAAATATAGGAAATACTGAGGCTGGACAAAATGTAACGGTTGTATTACAAACAGTTACTACCTCTAAGGTAGATGGGTTTGTAAGGTTTGGAGCATCTGGTAACTTATCTCTGGCTGTTAACTTAATTGCCGTTGGCATACCAAACTAAAAGATAGCAGCATAATGATTTTTTGTAATAAATGTAATGGTCGTTTGTTTATTGATAGACAATATACAAGCGTACAACATATGGAAACGTATTGTATTCGGTGTGGATCAAGAAGATTTTATCATCCACCAACTGAAAGCGGAGAGGGCAGATGGTTACTGGCAAAGGAATTATCGAGAGCCAAACTTACAATAACGAATCTATAATAAAGGGAAGTAAGAAAATTTGGTTTCTTAATGGAGACCTTGTAAGGCTTTACCATAGTTCAAGATCTACTGGTTTGGTGTCTGTATACAACATTAATAAAGATAGAGTTGAAACTTGCCTAAGAACTGATTTTAGAAAAAATAGAGAAAAGGCTTATACGGTTGCTGAGACTGCTAGATTAATTAATCGTCATAGAAAGTATATGCCAACATTAATTAAAAAAGGAGTTATTCCGCCACCAGTAGGATCTACCATTAATGGAAGGACTGGATGGCAAATAAGATCATACTATTCAGAAAGCGCAGTTAAGGTGATTCGTGATATACTGGCATCTATACATATGGGGCAACCAAGAAAAGATGGGTTAATAACAAATAATATGACGCCTACGAACCAAGAGTTGACACGACGAATGGGAAAAGGTATACTTACATATACAAAGACAGATGACGGAAGGTATATTCCAATCTGGTCTGAAAACATTTAAAATAGAGAAAAGGTGGGGTATGGAAAACGATAATACAAAAGTATCAGTAACTCTAGGATATACACTTAATCTGGGCAATTTCCAGTCTTTAAGAATTGATTTAGGGGTTGTTGATTCTAAGCGTGATGGTGAAAACTCAGATCAGGCTTTTGATAGAGTCTATAAGTTTGTTGAAGACAAACTAACTGAAAAAATTCAAGAGGCACAATTAGAGGCTGATAGCAAAGACTAATGGCTGAACGCAAAGACCGCATGGCTTTGCTTAGTAGGTACAGCAAGTTACATACAGCAAAGTATGAGCAAAAGCCATCTTTAAATTTAAACGTAGAGCAATGGTCTGCTGATGCCTTAGTAGAGTCTTATGGTATTTCTGCTTGTTATGATTTGCTAGAATATTATTTTAGTATTGCACAAGAACCAAATTGGAACTACTTTGCATATAATGCAGAAAAGATTATTAACGGTAAACTAGATTTTGAAAAAGATACATTAGAACGAATAGAGCGAAGAAAATTAGCAAGGAGGTGGCTCAGTGAATAATACAGAAGCAAGAGTTATCTCAGCATTATTACAAGACAAACAAATGCACGTACTTCTACAGGCTAATGTTGAAAACCTTCTTAGGACTCATAATGATGTTTGGAATTTTATAAGGTTGTATTTTGAAAATAATAGTGTAGTTCCTCCAACCTCTTTGGTTGTAGAAAAGTTTAGAGACTTCCAGCCAGTAGAGAATGTTGGTGCAACTAAACACCATCTTGAAGAGTTACAGACTGAATACTTAAACGATAGCCTAAAAGATATTTTAAGATCTGCAGCAGGAGAAGTTCAAACTGGCAATGGCACAGAAGCCCTTAATGGTCTTATTACAAAAACATCTGAACTAAAAAAGAATACATCTGCCATACGTGATATTGATGCAACAGACCTAGAGTCTGCCGTTGCATATTTTGAAAAGATTAAAGAACAAAAAGAGACTGGTCAAATTGGAATTAAAACAGGTTTACCAGGATTTGATAACTACCTACCTTCTGGAATTATGCCAGGACAACTAGGTGTCTTTTTGGCTTATCCTGGAATTGGTAAATCATGGCTAGCACTTTACTTTGCAGTTCAGGCATGGAAACAAGGTAAGTCTCCATTAGTTATTTCTTTAGAAATGTCTGAGACAGAAGTTCGTAATCGTGTGTTTGCTATTATGGGTGAAGGTCTTTGGTCTCATCGCAAACTTAGCAATGGTGAAGTTGAAATTGATATGTTAAAGAATTGGCATAAAAATAAAATAGAAGGCAAAC